CCCATCATAGCACCCGACTCCATGACCCGCCGGTGAAAATGTACATGAACAACGTGTCCGTCCCGACGTACACACTCCCCTCCGTCGCCGTCACGGGCCGCAACGCCAACGTGCCCGACTGGATATGGATCGACGTATCGGCGTCATGCGCGTTGAAGGCGGCACCCGCGATGTTGTCGTTGGTCCGTACCGTGTTGGCATCGACCGTGCCAGTCCCGTTGAGGACGGGAGAGGCGAAGGTCTTGATCGGATGAAGAGGGAGGAGGACGGCCATCGGTTACGCCTGTGGCGGGATGGGCCACGCAGGCGGATTGAACGGGTCGATCACCGCGCCCATATAATCCCGCAACTGCTGGCGGTAGGTCGCCCACTCGGCCTTTTTCTCGGTCGGCAGCGGAACATCGGAGAGCTGCGTGTAGTCGCAGGCTTGCAACTCCCCGTCACGGGTCAGCCGCAGACCGCTCAACGTGGCTTGCTTGGCCGTTTCTACTTCGTCCACCGACTTGTCCGTCACCACCCACTGCTGCGTCCACACCCCATCCACCAGCACGGCGTCGGCATCCGTACGAACCTGCGTGAGCGGGTTGTGCGGGGGAGGCGTGACGAGCTTGAGCTTAGAGACGCCGAACGTTGTCGCCTCTGCTGGGGTCAGTTGGCTGGCTCGGACGGTGTTGTTCTCGTCCCACACCGTTGGCTCGCCGTTATCAATGACATGACGGAGGAAGGTCGTTCCGCTGGCTTGGACGTATCTCATGTCTTCTCCTTCAGTTTAGCGGCCTCTCGGCGCTCAATGGCACGGGCAACCCCTTCCGCATACGCGATGGGGTCGTCGATCTGTGCCAGCAACGCCGCCATGGTTCTCTCAACCTGCGCCATCGTGCCGACGGTATCCGCAAGACGCTTCTCAAGGTTTGTCCGGTACTCGCACTCGGGCAGGTCTTTGAGAATATGCTCAAAGTTGATGCGGTCAAAGTCGTAGTGGAAATACTCCACCTCGCGCCCGTAGATCGCATCGGCGAGGGTGTCGTATTTGTATGAGGAGGGAAGTTGTGAGTAGATCATGTTATGTCTGTTGATTAAATCGAAGAAAACGCTACACCAAATCCACTACCAGTCGGCAACGTTGCAGGGTCAGTAAACTTTGTACCAAATCCTGCACTACTCCATGGATATGCACTGATGTTTGGTGAGCCAAAATGAGCGACAGCCAGTTCCGTTCCGCTTGGAGAGAAGGCTACACCAGCGCCAGTACTAGTAGGCAGGGTTGCCGGGTTAGCATACTTTGTGCCAAATCCTGCACTGCTCCATGGATATACACTAATAAATGGGCTGATTTCGTGGCCGACCGCTAGGTCTGCCCCGGAAGGAGAGAAAGCTACAGCACGACCATTACCGGTAGGCAGTGTTGCAGGGTTTGTAAACTTTGTTCCAAACCCTGACCCACTCCACGGATATGCTGTGACGTATGGGGTGGAGAAGTGAGCAACAGCTAACTCTGTTCCTGCTGGCGAAAACGCGACGCCCCGCCCGTCGCTAGTAGGCTGTGTTGCAGGGTTTGTAAACTTTGTTCCAAACCCTGACCCACTCCACGCATACACCGAGACTTTAGGGCTGTTGTCGTGAGCGACAGCTAACGCTGTTCCTGCTGGCGAAAACGCTACGCCATTGCCACCACCGGTAGGCAGTGTTGCAGGGTCAGTAAACTTTGTACCAAATCCTGCACTACTCCATGGATATGCTGTGACGAAAGGGGTAAGGCTGTAATTAGTAACAGCCAACGCTGTTCCTTCTGGCGAAAACGTTATGCCCGTAGCCCCAGAAGTGGGCAGCGTTGCAGGATTCGTAAACTTTGTACCAAATCCTGCATTATTCCATGGATATGCTGTGACGAAAGGGGAGGTTTCGTGAGCAACAGCCAGTGCTGTTCCGTTTGGAGAGAAGGCTACACCACCGCCATTATTAGTAGGCAATGTGGCAGGATTACCAAACTTCAATCCAAACCCTACACTACTCCATGGATATGCTGTGACGTATGGGCTGGTGTTATGAGCAATAGCCAGAGCGCGAGTTGGGTTCGATGGAGTGGCTAGCCAGCAGAGCCACGACGTAGCCGCTACTTTTAACGCTGTCAGCGTATTGCCAGCAGGGACAACCTGAGTGCCTGTTATTAGCAGGGTGCTTCGTAGCGTATCGGTTGTGATTGCAACGCTCAACCCCCGCGCCCCACTTTCGTTTACAAACACCAGCACGGTGCCGATTGTGTAGGCGACGCTGGAGTTGGCGGGGATCGTAAATACCCGTGCCGCCGTATCTGACGCTGGGTGGAATATCTGATACCCCGCGTCAGCAAGGACGAGGGTGTAGTCTACGGATTGAATAGACTGCGGATAGTTGACAACAGAAGAAGCGCCTACCACCGGCTGTCCACTTGCTTTGGTATAGCTGCTACAATACACCGTCGTCCCGTCGCTTTCGTACACCGCTCGGTCATTTGCTGCGGTAGTGATGTTCGCCGCACCCGGCAAGTTGTTCGTTGTGGCGTTGTGGGTGAGGGTCAGGATGCCGTCAAAGATGACCGTGCGGGGGCCACGGGTCAGCGTGACCGCCGTGATTGCCGTCGTGCCCGTGATGTGGACACGATTGCCCGTGGCGGTGTTTAGGTTAATGGTCGCGGCGGACGCGATGGCTGTGCCGGTAGCCCACTCTTGCGCGGCGGTAAACGTGTTTGCGCCAAGAACCGCATTGCCGCCAGCCGTTAAACTGGCCGCTGTTCCCGTCAGGCCCGTTCCTGCTCCCGTGAAGGAGCTTGCGGTAACCGTTCCCGTCACACCAAGAGACGTAAGCGTTCCCACGCTGGTCAGCGAGGACGCAAGTACGTTAGAGGCCAGCGTAGCACCAGTCAGCGTACTGGCATCTGCCGCTCCAGCAGGAAGCGTAATGTTAGCGGTACCATCAAACGCCACACCGTTGATATTGCGCGCCGTCTGCAACGCCGTTGCCGTGGCCGCGTTACCCGTGACGCTGCCTGTGATCGGGTTCGTCACCGTGAGGTTTCCAAGCGTTCCAACGCTTGTCAGTGAACTCGCCGTGACACCAGCGGCCAACGTTGCCCCAGAAAGGGTGCCTGCTGCCGCCGTCACCGTGATTGCCGCCGTACCATCAAACGTAACGCCGTTAATTGCGCGACCTGTTTGCAGGGCCGTTGCGGTTGCCGCGTTCCCGCCAACAGACGGGACATAGGCAATCTCCTCCCACGCCGTTCCCGTATCAAACCACAGATTGACATCGCCAGTGTCCGTGGTCATCCACTTCCGTCCAGCCGTGCCCGCCGCAGGACGAGCGGCTAACAGCGACGACTGCACATGGATGCCACTGTCGATGTCGTGATCGACGTAGGCACTGCGGGTAGTGTTGTCGTTGCTAAGGACGACCGTTGCGTTGAGTAGGTCGCCATTGACCGGACTGGTAAAGGCGGCAACGCCATGCTGACCGATTGTTTGCGCCACTAGCGCCTCCCAAGGGCAAAAGTTTCTAACTGGAAGCGGCCAAAGATAGGGATCGTTTGACCCGCGTCGATAATAGATACGTCGATGTAGTACCCCGTGCCGCTCATTTGCACACGGTAGTTGCTGCTGTTGGCGCTACCCCACAGCCCGTATCCCCAGATACCAGTGCCCCATCGACTTGAGACGAAGGTGGTCGGCAGGGTATAGGTGTCCGTGGTGGAGTCTGTCACCCACTTGATGATGGTTGACGAAGAGCTGTCGAGCGATGCCGTGATGTACCCAAAGCGGAGCGACTTTGCCAACGCATCGTCCCCACAATACATCCGGTGCATCTGGATGGTCATGGTATACGGAGTCCCACCCGTGCCATTAGACAGTTGGTTATCAACGACCACCCCCGTCTCATCGCAGGTTGTGACATACCCATCCTCATCACCCCGAAGCAGGGCAGGCAGTCCATCCGAATCAATGCTGTCAAACAGGGTGGTCGTGGCAGGGTCCAAGAACCCAGACTCCCACGGCCCAGACCATGCCCGAAGCACCGTGTGATAGACGTACACGCCATACGCGGGCACGTTGATCCACAACTCACGGGTCGCACGGTTGAACGTTGCGCTGATGTTTGCCACCTGTGCCGAGGTCAGATTCCGAATGACCGGCAAGAGGGGGTCAGGCGTGTCTACCGTACCGACTGCCGACACTTCTGATTCGTTGCAGGAGTACAGCCCCCGTTCAGACACGAAGAACCCGAGATTGCCAATGCTGACAATGGAGCGTGGAGCAATGGTGCCAACGTCTGCGGTCAAACCCTGCGGGGCGACGGTGATGTCGTCCTGCCCGTAGCCTGTCAAACGGCTAATACCGCGACGGTGAAAGATTAGCAACGAGGTGTTGACTGAGGCCACCCCAACGACCGTTTCATCGGAGAAAGTGCGGACGACAATCTGCCCACCACCCGCTGCGCCGTTGGCAAGTGTGTCGCCGTTGTTCAGCGCCGAATAGAAAATCGAGTCGGGGTAGGTAGCGTTGCCGCATCCCCACAACCGCTGGTTATGGACCGCAAGATTGGTAACATCAAGGGTGCCGACGATGTTAGTCGTCAACGTGGTGCCGTTCCACACGTTCAGCAGGCCGCCGTCCGCGATGTAGACCACATCTGCCGTGGCATCACGGAACTGCACAAACGACGGAGTGACCGTCGTAGACAATGCACCAGTACGGGCGGTCCATGTCCACGGGTAGGTAGACAAATAGGTGGACGTATGCAGCAGCCCGTTGCAGACAATCATCAACTCTTGCGTCCCACCATCCTTCCGCCATGTGTATCCGTTCAGGACACTGGCCGCAGCAATGGGAGAGGCGGTGGTCCGCTTCGTCCCACCCCGCTTCGTGACGGCCCCATAGTCTGTCAGCCGCGCATTGTCCGCCCTTCGCATCTGGTTGGGCAGCACACTCGCGTCATCCGACACGCTATTCAGCCCCCCATCAAACTTGGGCTGCTGGTCTACGACCTTCTCACGGCCTGCCATTAACCGCCACTCCAGTCATACTTCACATCTGGATAGGCCATCATCGTCGGGTTGATCGTCATGCGACGAATGTCGTCGAGGAGCGACTTGCGGTCATCGTCGGCCATCGCCTTCAGGTTGGCTGCTGCCGCCGCTTCCGTGCCACCTTTGAGGAGGAGGAGAGCAGCCGCCTGCCACACCAACACCAGATGCGCGTTGGCAGGATAGTCGATGATACTGGCATCACCCACCAGATCAGCAATAGCCGTGGGCTTGTAGTTCACGCCGACATACAGCCCCAGCGCCGACGACACGGGCAACGCCTGTACCGCCTGCCCCGCGATGTAATACAGACGGGGGTAGGTCGGCAGGTAATTACTCGTCGTCGCCAACGGCACATCTTGATACCGTGTCTGCCCATACAGCACGTTGCCGTCGCTGACGGATAGGATGCGGTAGAAGTTCTGCGCCGTGTCGCCAGACCCGCTGTTCAGCGTGGTAAACGCGAACTGGCCGCTGGCGTCCGTGGTCACCTGACGGATCGCAAACCGATAGTATGGCGCAGCGTTCAGGATGTTCGACCACTCGCTGTCAAAGACGTTGTTCAGCACCAGCTTAATCGTGGCGTCTGACCACCGTGTCGAGCCAACCGCATCCATGTACTCGCGGGTGTCGGTAACCAACTGTCCGAGGGTGACGGTTGCCATACTTCTCCTTAGCTCACTTTACGAGGGCGTCCACGGCCACG